TAGAGCTGGTTAAGCAGCAGCTCATCTTTGACCTGCTCACCACCGACGACGACACCGACGACGAGGTTGCCGAATGAAGCCCACTGTCACCGCCGTTGGCCGGCTGCTCAAGCCCAAGGGCGACGAGCCGCGCATTCTGCATAGGATCGCTGTTCAGCCTGATGGCAGCGTTAAGACAATTGTCCGCAAGGTTCTGTGACCATTGTCAGCGGCATTTGCGACGACGCGCCGCTGCTGTCATTCATGCAGCAGCAGACGCCCGAGGACACCGCTCACCTGCTGACCCGCATCCGCAGCGACCTCCACCCTGGGCAGCTTGCGTTTGTAGATGACACCGCAACGCAGATCCTTGGCATCAGTGCGGGCTATGGCGCTGGCAAGACCAGGGCGCTATGCGCTAAGGCCGTGATGCTGGCGGCAGTCAATCAGGGCTTCATTGGTTGCGTGATGGAGCCGACCGGACCGCTGATCCGGGACATCTGGCAGACGGACTTTGAGGCGTTTCTGGAGGCGTACGACATCCCGTACACCTTCCGCGCTAGCCCGCTGCCGGAGTACATGCTGCACCTGCCAGGCGGGGACACGAAGATCCTGTGTCGCAGCTTTGAGAACTGGTCGCGCATCATCGGCCTAAACCTTGCCTGGGTGCTGGCTGATGAGATCGACACCGTGACGCCAAGCATTGCCAACAAGGCATTTCCAAAGATCCTTGGCCGTTTGCGCTCGGGCAATGTGCGGCAGTTTGGCGCGGCATCGACGCCAGAAGGGTTCCGGTGGATGTGGAACACTTTTGGCAGTGATGAGGCAAAGCAGCGTGATGACCGGCATCTCATCAAAATGCGCACGGCAGATAACCCGCACCTGCCGCCGGACTTCATCGAGCGGCTGGAGGCCAACTACGACCCGAGCCTGCTGCGTGCGTACCTCGATGGTGAGTTCGTCAACCTGACGACAGGGCAGGTCTACGACCGTTTTGACCGCAGCAAACACTGCATTGCCGAGCCGCCAAATACTGCATCAGAACCCATCCGTGTCGGCGTGGACTTCAACATCGGCAACATGTCTGCCATCATTGCTGTCCGGGTTGGTAATGGCTTGGTCGTGATCGATGAGATCGCCGGAGCGCATGACACCGACGCCCTGGCGCAGGAGATCCGCAGGCGGCATCCGCAACAACAGATTTACGTCTACCCAGATGCCAGTGGCGGCAACCGCAGCACCAATGCAGCGCAGACCGACATCCAGATCCTTGAGTCCTATGGCATGTCCAACCAATCACCACGTAGCAACCCTGCTGTCCGTGATCGGGTGGCAGCGGTGCAGGCGTTGCTAGAAAATGGCAAAGGGCAGGTCAGGCTGCAAGTGTCAGAAACTTGCAAGCGGCTGATTGAGTGCCTAGAGCTGCAGAGCTACAGCGACAAGGGGGAACCGGACAAGGACGCCGGCTTTGACCACATGAACGACGCGCTTGGCTATCTGGTGTGGCGTGAGTTCAACCCATTGCACGCCGGTGCTGGCCGCAGTACTGGCATCAGGCTCTACTAGACAGCCCATCAATGACTGAAGCCGTAAACTGATGGCATTCTCAGCGGCTAGCGCTCGTGTATAGCGGTTACAACTTTTATGACCGGCCGCTAGCGCAGCGCACCGTAGCAAAGGTCAACGACCCGAATACGAATTGGTATGCGCAGGAGCCGCATTGGCTGCTAATTGAGGATCTACTGCAGGGCACCTATGGCATGCGCAAGAAGCATCGCCGCTACTTGCCGCAGGAGCCCCGCGAGTTAGACGAGTCCTACGACAACCGCCTATCCCGTAGCGTTTGTCCGCCGTACTACATCCGCCTAGAGCGCATGCTGGCGGGCATGCTCACCCGCAAGCCAGTGAGGCTGGATGACACCGCCGACATCATCCGTGAACAGCTATTTGACGTAGACCTGCAAGGCAATGACCTCAACGTGTGGACATATGAAGCGGCCCGCAAGATGGTCCGCTATGGCCACGTTGGTACGTTGGTAGATGCCCCATCTGATGGCGGCAGACCCTACTGGGTGAGCTACACGCCGCGGCAGATTCTTGGCTGGCGCACCGAGGCACAAGAAGGCAGGCAAGTGCTGACTCAGCTGCGATTATCAGAAGTGGTCACGGTGCCAGATGGTGAATTTGGCGAGAAGGCCGTCGAGCAGGTTCGTGTGCTGACGCCTGGCGAATACCGCATTCATCGCAAGGCCGACAGTGGTGAATTCACAGTCGTTGATGAAGGCCGCACCAGCCTCGATCGGATCCCGTTCACCATTGCTTATGCACAGCGTCAGGACTTCATGGAATCCCGTCCGCCATTGGAGGACATTGCAGAGCTGAACCTCAAGACCTATCAGGTGCAGTCGGACCTTGATAACCAACTGCACATCTCGGCGGTACCGATGCTGGCGTTCTACGGGTTCCCGTCAGCAGCCGAAGAGGTATCAGCCGGACCCGGCGAAGCAATCGCATTTCCAGCCGAAGGGCGTGCTGAGTACATCGAGCCAGCCGGTCGCAGCTTTGATGCGCAATTCCGCAGGCTTGAGCAGCTTGCGCTGCAGATCAATGAGCTAGGACTGTCCGCAGTGCTAGGTCAGAAGCTGAGCGCCGAAACGGCTGAGGCAAAGCGCATTGATCGCAGCCAGGGCGACAGCACCATGATGGTGATTGCGCAGAATATGCAGGACATGATCGACAACTGCCTGCAGTTTCACGCGCAGTACCTCGGCAATGCAACTGCTGCTGGTAGTAGCTATGTCAACCGCGACTTCCTCGGCGCACGCCTTGAGCCGCAGGACATCACTGCGCTGCTATCGCTTTATACCGCTGGCACCATCAGCCAGGAAACCCTGCTGCGTGAGCTGGCCGAAGGCGATGTACTAGGCGATAACTTTGACGTAGACGAAGAGCTGGATGCCACATCCAATGCGGGGCTTGATCTACCGTCTGATGGGCAGTGAGCACACCAGAAGCGCTATATCGTAACGCCATCGACCTGAACAGGTACAGCAATAGCGTTGCGCGTCGCATTATCAACGCCTACAACGACATCATCATTGACGCAGTCAATCAACTGCGGACCATTGATGAGCTTGCTGCACCTGTAAAGGCCGCCAGGTTGCGGGCTATCCTTGCGCAGCTAAAGGACAGCCTCGGCACCTGGGCGGGTGATGCAACGGAGATTACAGCGACTGAGCTGCAGGGCATCGCGCAGCTGCAGTCCGAGTTCGTAACCGATCAGCTTCGCAAGGCGCTACCGGCTGGCACGCGGGATGCGGTCAACACCGTGGAGATCAGCCCGCAGTTTGCGCAGTCGGTTGTTACCACCGACCCGACGCAGCTGAACGTAGTAGCGCTAAGTGATGACCTATTCGCTGCAGTGCAAGGCGCCCCGGCCACATTCAATCTGACCGCTGCACAGGGTGCCACAATCACGCTGCCTAATGGCGAGGTAGTTACCAAGGCGTTCCGTGGCATTGCTGTAGACCAGGCCGAGCGGTTCAGCCAGGTGGTACGGCAGGGACTGCTGACTGGCGAGCCGACACCTGCTATTGCCAAGCGACTGATCGGCAGCCTGCAATTTGGCGAGGAAGCGAAGACCGTTAGGCAGCTCATCGCTGCAGGCGGGCAGGCAACAGCAGTAGCTGACAATCAAGTCATCGCCCTGATACGCACCAGCATTAATCAGGTAGCCAATACCGCCAGCCAGCAGGTTTACGAGGCCAACCAAGACATCACGCCGCGCTACAGGTACGTCGCTACGCTCGACACTCGCACCAGCGCAATCTGCCGAGCACTTGACGGCCGTGAGTTTGAGTACGGCAAAGGCCCGATGCCGCCGCAGCACTTCAACTGCCGCAGCACGACTGTACCAATCATCGACCCAGACATCCTGCCGCCATCCACCACTGCAACCCGCGCCAGTAAGGATGGTCAGGTGCCAATCAATCAGAGCTACGGCGAGTGGCTATCCAAGCAGCCACGCAGCGTACAAGCTGATGCGCTTGGCCCTGGCAAGGTTGCATACTTCAACCGGCTTGCCAAGAAATACGGACCACGCGATGCCATCGCCAAGCTGGTACGCGATGATGGATCAGAATTAACCTTGGAACAACTCCGCAAACGATATGGGCCTGCCTAACCTGCGGCACTTTCGCAACGAGGGACTGTTTACGGTCAGCTCAGATCCTGTTGAGGCATTGGCTGGCGAGGCATGGGTGCCAGCGATTTACACCGACAAAGGATGGGCAACAGCAGATGGCGCTAGCCTGCTGGTAGGTATTGAGGAATGGCGGCATGGCAAAGAAGCCGACCAAGGCGGACAAGAAAGTCGCCAAGGTAATGGGCGAGTTCAAGCAAGGGACACTGCAAAGCGGCAAGCCAGGCCCCGGCAAGGGACCAAAGGTCAAAAGCCGCAAGCAGGCAATAGCCATTGCTCTATCTGAAGCCGGTAAAGCCCGCAAGCCCAAAGGCAAGAAGTGATGCCTAAATACACCGGACCAGCCAAGCCGCAAAAGCCCATGCCCAAGAAGGGAGGCAAGAAGAAATGAAACGCGGCGACCGGGTTAGCTGGAGCTATCAAGGCACGCGCACGTTTGGCGTAATCACCAGCATTGGCGGCGAACGGGCGACAATACCCACGCAAGGAGGCGGTAGCGTTACCCGTGTCGGCAGCATGGATGATCCGATCGTACGAATCAAATCCGAGTCAACCGGCAACGCGGTCATTAAAAAGCGGTCAGAGTTGAAACCTGCACCGCGGCGATGATTACCTATCGCGGCGAGCAGTTTGAG